CGTTTTGCTGGAGCCGCGCTACATTGCGCCCAACCATTGCATCCTCTTCCTCATAAACAATCGCGTAAGGAAGATTATTCACAAGGTAGGTAACGCCGTCTTCTGATGAGCCGCGCTCTATCTCTGATGCCTGTTCACTAGGAACCGCGCCAGCAGGGGCAGTGCTTGCTCTATCTATTTCGCCACTCGCCGGGCTCCCTTCACTAAGCTGCCAATTACCTCGGAGACGGCCTGTCTTCACGCGGGTATCACGTATCACGCCGGAGAACAGCTCAATCTTGACGGCGCGGGCAAACTTTCCCATATCCTCCTGGCCCTTCTTGGCGATTCTCTGTAGGTCTTTATCCCAGCTCATCGGCGCACCCTCACAAAGTAGACCAGCGGCGTACCTGCCGGGTTGCTTGGCTTAATGTCCTGAATCGGCCATTCCTGCCCGCTAATCGTGATCGTGTCGCTTTGGTCTACTGCGACAGTATCATCAAGGATCAACATCCGGTCGCTGTCAGTAATGCGTGACCCGTCAATCAGGCTGTCCGGGATTTTCTGAAAGATCCCTTTAGGCAGGAACGTCTCTTCTGTGCCTGCTGTAACTGTGCCTGTAATCGGGTCCACCTCTTCGCCTGACGTTCTTGTGACGGTGACAGTCTGACCAAACTTGCTAATCAGTTTGCCCGCCGATACGGCTCTGTCTTCATAGAAGCTCATGCACGGACCGCCGTGATTGAATAGAGCCCCTGGTTAACAAGGAAGCTATGCAATAGAGCATCAGCCCGGCTATTCCGGCTCAACTTAACGCCCAAGTCTTGGCCGAAGTATTCAACCTCTATAGCACCCTCGACGCGCTCACGCTTGGCCGTCTTTATTGGCTCAGGGTTGAATATATCCACGCCCTGATGAATTTGCAGAGCATAGGCCATCTGGCACAGCTCAACCTGCCTCGGGATTTCGTCGCTATCCCAGTAGTAATCCTCGATTACCACGTCATAGCGAGGGAAGGCCATTGGCTGATCGCGGTCTGTCTTTTTGCCGACCATGCTGCGCTCAAATGAATCAATGAACTGCGCCGCCTCGACAAGCTCGGCATCGGCGTCGGCATCATCGGCAACCGTCACGCCAAGTGATGCGGCATAGGCGATGTAATCAGCACGGCTAACGTATGAATCCGCCCCGGTTACAATACTGCCATCTTCGACTGTCACTGCCATTAAGATGCCCCTATCTGTGGTGCGCTGTAAAAGTTAAACACGATACTTGCGCGCTTAACGCCTCCAGCCCGATTTGTCAGTCTGACAAGGTAGGATGTGCTTGCCTTTAGCGCCCACTCAAGCCCGAAGCCGCCCGATGCGCCAGCAGAGTGCGGACCCCTCCCTCCGGGAATTACATACCCGATTAAGAGCGGGTCGCCTGCACTAGAAACAGTTGGCGAATGCACTATAGACCCGCCAAATGTGTTTGAACTATTGCGGTTATGGTTGTGCGAGGATACCGCCGTTCCTCCTGTTATTTGCGCTGCCTCGTAAAAGTCAAAATCTGCAACGCCGTCGATTGCTGGGCTTATTGTCAGATGCGGCCAATCATCAGCCGGGGTCGTGATCACCATGTCAAGCTCGCCATCATCAGCAAGAGCCGCTGCACGGTAACTCGCTGTATACATAACGCCCTGGTGGACTCTACTATGAGCATCATCTGCAACCCTTCCACCGCTAGCTGCTATCATCGCGGCCTTGGAAGCCCCGGCAAACGATAGTTGATACCAATCGTCGCCAATGCTCTCAAAGACACTGCCGTCTGGCTCAATCCACCGATAACGACGTTTCCCAACAGCAGGGAGCTTGAACGCTAGACGCTCTGCCTCTGTTCCGTGGAAATACGCCTGATTTCGGTTTGCGGATTTATTCGCCATAACCGCTCCTAAAAAGCGGGGGCCGAAGCCCCCGAAGGATTAGCCCAGCAGAAGAGCAGTGTGTTCCGGCTTGATGTTCTTCACACCCCACGCCAGTGCGATTTCATAGCGCACCTTGCGATAGCCGGGGTACATGGCAACCTCGAAGGTCAGACCTGAACGCGGGTCGGTGATATCCATCACGTCCAGCGCCATGTCGCCTTCCTGCGGGCGTTCCGGCATACGGGTAGCCAGTACGAGAGCAGAGCGGTTGAAGGCCATGTTGCGGGCAGCGGCAGCGACAATGGTAATCGCAGTCGTTGAGCCTGCAATGGCTTGACGCAAACCCGGTTCAGCCAGGGTGATTGTGCCGCCGTCTGATACATCGGTATCACCGGAAACAACCACATACTGGTTAGTATCACCGGCGAAGGTAATCACATCACCGGCCACGATAGTGCCAGTCCCAGCAGATGCCAGTGTGATAACGGTATCGCCAACAGAGTAACCAGAATCGTCGGTTGTGGCACTAGAGCCAGTACCAGCGGTTGAAGTCACAATCTGGCCAGACTCGCGCAGATCCATGCCGGAAACAGTGCGGAATACGCCCTGACGCAGAATGGAATCCTCATACTCCACATTGGAGCTGGACTGTTTACCCAGGAAGTTGGCCCCGGCGGTAGTGTCCAGAATCAGGTGGTTATCCGAGACCGGTGCGCCGTTGTCCTTGAGGATTTTCAGCGTATTGGTGGCATCGGTGAAATCACCGGCGGTAGAGAACGGGGTAGTTCCGGCAGTACCGGCGGCCCGGGAAAAGGTGGAGTGAAGCGCGGTCAGATCGGATTCGATCGCATTGACAGCGGCACGCATGGCCTGAGCCATCTGGTTAGCACGGATCGGCAGATAACCGGGACCGTTGTTATTGAGACCGTCCTGCTCATTACCTTCCCAGCTAAACGGGTAGGCTTTGGCTTTGCTGATGGTGATTTCGGCATTACCGATGGTCTGGTCTGAGGCAGACGGCACGGACATGGCCGGGGTGACATTCTCGCCAGCAGTGTTTTCAGGTGCGATAGGAACCCGGACTGACTGATTGACAGCGGCGCGATTTGCGCGGGCGTCCATCGTAACAGCGGGAACAACGCCGACCATCTCGCGGGATACAACGTCCATAGCCGCGTACAGGTCAGGGATGAGATCGGTCAAAGTGTTAGACATAAAAAAGCCCTCTTGTCTCGGAGGGCTTCAAATAGGGTGCGCCCTCCGTAATGATTAGTTACGGGTTATGGGCGCTGCCCTTGTTCAGCGTCGCAGACGCTTTCAAATTGTCGTTATTCGTTATATAGCAAAGTACTAATCAATCGTCAACAACTTTTCCGCCATCCTTGAAGAATTTCTGCCGTTCGCCATGATTCATCTGGTTAAACTGGCTGCGCTTGACTGTCTTGGCTGATGATTCACCCGGTTTCGGCGTACCGCCACCATTGGCATTGCTGCCAACCAGTACAGGCGCAAATGACTTCATCTCAGAGATTTCCTTTTTCAAATCCTCCACGCTCATGGCCGAAGGTTTGCCGTCCTTATCGAGCACACGCACAATCGGCTTCCCGTCCTTGATTTCGGTCTGTAGACGGGGGGTTATGTGAGGCATCAGAACTTCGGAATAGCCAGGCAGGGCCAACTCATTGGCAATCCTGGACGCCTCTGTGCCAGCGGTCATCTGTGATACAAGCCCCTCGTATTCCTTGAGCTTGCCCTGATACTCGTTTTCCAGATTCTGGAGCTTGTCATTCCAGCTCTTCTCCAGCGCCTCTACATCCCCACCTTTTTTGGCGGCCTCAAGTGCAGCCTCTTCCGCCTCTTTCTTGGCCCGCTTCTTCTCGTCCAGAAGCTCCTTGTTCTTGGCTTCCAGCTTTTCCACAGACTCCTGTAGTTTCTGGAACTGGGCCGGGTCAATGGCCGGCGGGTCATTCGGTGGGTCTGCCGGGGGGTCGTTGGGCGGGTCAGACGGTGGATCGCCTGGGTCGGCTGCTGCCCCAACACTTTTGCGCATCCCCGGATTTGCCGCCCAATATGCAGGCCAGTCCGGAGAATAGGGGTTGCTGGGTTTTGTCATTATCATGTGTCACCTCGTTATAGTTCTATGTTGGCCTTCTCGAAAGCCACCGGATCAAGCTCCTTCATCTCTGCCAATGAAAGGGGCTCAAAGTTTTTACCGAGCTGTAACTCGGCGAATCGCTGGGAGCTAATGCCCCCATTTCGTAATAGCTTGCCGCGTGTCGGGCCGATGATGGAATCCTGTACCTTGGCAGGCTGGGTTTTGAGCCAGCCGTAGTAAGTCTGCTTTGCAGGTGCGCTCTTGACCTTGCCGGTGTCCGGGTCTCGGGTGCTTCTTGTCCCGCCTTCCTCGAGAATCTTATACCGCTGGTCGAGCTGGGCAACCGTGGCGGAGCGACAGCCAGGGTGCGCCGGAGGGCGGGGACCGGAATCAATCGGGTAGACCTGCCCATCTAAAGACTGACAAATTGTGCTTGTTTTGTCGTCCAGGGTCGATACCCACCTAACGCCCTTGATTACATCCCCGTTACGTTTCCAAGTCTGCTCTCTGGCCTGCGTTGCCGCGTGGTTCAGGGCCGTTCGGGTCATCGTTTGCATGGCACGATTCGATAAAGCCAGCGCCCCATCGGTGTATTTTGCCGGTGCCGTTCCCCTGATGTTGCGGACTATCTGGTCGGTGGTGTCGCCCTGCGCGTAGCCCATGCGGATCGTATTCGTTACCCGCCTGACTTCGCGGTCGCTCCACTCACTGTAGAAGTCGTCCAGTAGAGCCCCGCCATCAGGGCCTGAAACCTGTAGTGGATTACCGAAAACGGCCTCCCTGAGCTGATCGGTGCTGGGCAAGGTAAATTCATAATCGACCACCTTCTCCAATGACCGCTTCTCAAAGTCTGATTCATACTTGGCAAGGTCTACGATCTGCTTGCGCCATACCGTGCGATATTCTCCGTAGCGGTCAGACAGTGCGCCTCGAATGGCGGTCAGTTTACGGTTTAGCCTGCGCTGGGTGTACTCCGTGACCTCGCCATCGAGACGCGAAACAACGTCCCGCTCCATCTTACGCAGGAACTCCCGGAACGCCTTGACCTCGTGCGATTTCAGCCGCTCAAGGTGTGCCGCGTGGCGGGTTGTTTGCTCGATGAGCTGATTCGGTGCCTCTGGCATTATTCAAATCCCAGCGGGGACACTCCTGATGTGTCGATTTCTTCCAGATACTCTTCGTCCGGCTTATCAGGGTCGAATAGATTACGCCGCTTCATGTACCGGACATAATCGCCAATCGGCATGTTGCCCTGAATAACACCGGCCATAATGGCTTGCAGTTCCTGTGCGTCGGCTTTCGGATCTACGAAGTCCTGATTGATGGTGAAATAGGCTTCATCTGTTGTGCCCATGTACTTACCCACCCATCCCAGAGCCTTGGTGTAGGCATCGGAAATGTTGGCGGCAATCAG